CTGATGAGGCGACAAGCGGATACGCCATCTCAGCCGCCAGCCTCTGTGCCAAAGCATCCTCTAGCAAGCGGTCATATTCGTTGGGGTCTGTAATCCTTGCAATGTAAACAAGGTTAAAGGTGCTATCGTTAGTCACGACCTTGCGGCCCTCGACCTTAAAAATTGAGTCCAAATATTGTTCCTGCAAAACGCGCAAGCAATCACTTGGAAGTGTGTAGGCATAAGAATATTCAAATGCTGGGGCCACAGTATCAGCGGATAGCTCCACTCGCTTAATCAGACAATTCCAGGGGTGAGCCCTAAACACTGAATCGCGGGTGGGCTCATATCGTTGGTTGCACAATCGTGCAGACTTACTGTCTTCAGTGAGTGAAATAATATTCGACGCACCGATCATGTTAAGGGCGGTATTGCAGATATCGACTTCTGAAGACATATAGAATTTCCTATAAAAGAATGGGGATGGGCGTTTGCCCACCCCCGTGCTTTGGACTAGTCAACGACGTAGGTAACAATCCATGAGATGTCACCAGCCGTGTCACCAGCAGCTTCACTTTCAAAACCAATGAGATAATAGCCGCCAGGATCTGAGCTGTCGCCAGCATCCTGCCAGACTTTTTGCCCCATCGTATTGATGTTGCGAGCTTCAAATGCCAGCTCAGTTCCAGCCGTGATTGCACCGCGAGCCGTAGTATCGGCAGAGCAATAGCAATCCACGTCTTTCGCCGTGACGTTTCCATCGGCGGTATAAAGACCGATATGAACCGTCAAGGTTGTGCCACTATCCAAGTCGTCGTTAAACAACTTGATAGACAACACAGACGCATTGGTTGGTATCTGGCAAAGCATGATCGTATCCCCGGCAGAGAGATCCCCTGCTGCCGCAGCTACCGTTCCACATGCAACGCGCTGTATCCCGTGAATGTTCACAGGATTGTTCATTACAGGTGGATCAGCGAGGAAGTTAGTGACTTGGTCTGAATTAACATTAGCCATTTTTCATTCCTCCCCTATGCTGATTCATCACAGGAAATTTCCACGACCTTGGCTTCTTCCATACGGGTTGCGCCAAAGGTTGCAGAATAAAATACCTGCGTTGAATAAGATTTGTCGGAACGCTCATCAATCTTGGCGACGACATCTTTGCCGACAGCCATTTTAATTCCGTCTTCTGCCCAAGCAAAACATTTACGAATGCTTGACGCGACAGATAAACGATTTGATACGATGAACTTGAAACCCATGAACGTATCGACATCGCCCATTACGAGAGCTTTGACAGAATTGTAATCTGACGATGTAACTTGAGTTACGCCCAAGAGAGCTTCGATCTGCGCTGGACCTACGGCAATGTATCGCTTGATACTTGGGTCAACATTACCTTCATCCAGGATCTTCTTTGCAGAAAGAAGTTTTGCCAAAGTTAGATCAGCAGAGCCGTGAGCTATTTGCTGGCCTGATCCTATGGCGGTTGAAGTTGCACCAGCCTTGCCAGTTTTGGCAGTGCCAGTAGCAGCAGTGATGATCGCGTCATCCATCGCACGACCCATAGCAGCGGCTGCTGCACGGGCGTAAGATGAAGTCGGATCGATTAGCATTCTGACTTTATCAGCGTCGTCGATAAGGTCAGCCCATTCGTAGGTGTCAATAGTGACCATACGTCTGGAATGGGGAGTTTCCATTAAAGGGGTGTCCCCGTGGCGTGTCGTTCTCTTCTGCGCCGCAGTTGAACCAACCTGGTCGAAAAATGCTTTTTCGCCCGTCACTGATTCTTCCGAAACACAAGACCGCAACAGACTGCCCATCTGTTGTGAAAGCAACTGTACGTTGCTAGAGAACTGGTTCACGAAAGCAGTTGAGACTTGTGTGCTCATGTGCTTGTCCTCCGATCAAGGGTTAATATTGATCGAAGAGCTACCCGTCAGGATGACGGACTTTTCTTGCCTTTAACGTCTGCCAGGACGGCGGTGCTTTCTCGCCAGCAGAAGGGCCGTAAGGTTATCCTTCTTCTTGAGGAGTTAACATTTCCCCAAACTTTAATGCCTCCTTTACATACCAATCATGTTCAGGATGGCGGTGATCCCAATACGGAGATCCTACTCTTTTAATCTCCGATAGTTTTTGCTGTGCCTCATCAGGTGCCATAACACCAGCACCCTTGGGACCCGCAATTGAATCTTCTCCAATTTTTTCGCGGATGTAATCACCCACGTTAGCAAACAGTTTTATAATGTCAGGGTGGTCCCCGAACTTAACGCCATCAGCAGTTGTCATTTCTGCCAGGTCTTCATCGGCAAAATTCATCAAGACGCCTTTTGCACCAGCGACTTTGTTTTCAAATGCTCGACCCCATTCACGTTTTAAAGCCAGGTCTGCTTCAGTACGTCTGCTTTCAAGCTCAGCGTTTGTTGTTTCGGCATGGCTGCCCATGCGTTCTTCATACTCATTTAAAAGCTTTTGTGCCTGTGAGCTGTTGAGGCCAACTTTATGAGCCGTTGACTTGAACCAATCAAGCGTATCGGCATCCGCAGCTTCACTAGCTTCAAGCTTGTAGTCCCCTGATGTTTCAGGCCGACCCAGCTTGTTATAGACCACTGACCAATCATCGTCGGTGGCCCACTTACCCGGTACGGGGATTTTGTCAGAACCGATCATGCTTTCAGCATGAACGTAACTTTTTGCTAAGGCACCAACATCTGAAATTGTTTCCAGAGATTTATGCCCTCTGATTTCTTCTGGAAGACTATCCTTCCATGAAGTTTCTTGCACTGCCGTTGTTTCAGACGGTGCTTGTCCGACCTCTGCCGGGGCTTCCGCTACCTGTTCTTCAGCCATGATTTAATTGTCCTCGTCAGTTGTTTCCTGTTGTGGTGGTGGTGTGTCCGACAGCATGTTCAGCAAAAACAGCGCAACATTTCGTTGACCGTCCTTGAATGCCATCTCGTGTGTATTCTCACTAAAGACAGGTGCAAAAAGATTACACCGCCTTTGCAAATCGTTCATCACGATCTGACCTTCTTCTGATGAAAATACGAGCTTGTAATTTGCCTTTAAGTCCTCTGGACTCATACGACTTCTTCCGTTTCCGCTCCAACTGGGGTTTCTTCTTGTCCTTGTTCTGCTGCCGTTTGTTGTAGGCCATCAACGGCCTTAACCGCCGGGGCAGCATTTCCGGCGGCTTCTGCCATTTGCATCATCTGGGCCATTTCCTGTTGCTGAGCCTGTTGCTCAGCTCGTTCTGTGCGTTTTTCAAAAACTTCATCTTCACCACGGACAACGGAGGCTGGAACACCCAAAACCTTGATGAGATATTTCACCATGCCGTCTGTATCCATGTAATCAAAAACACCTGGATCAAGCTGACCCATTGGACCCAGCAATTCAAACAGACGCATGACAGACTGCACGTCGCCGCTGCGCTGTGCCTTGGCTAGCGGTGAGACATATTCGATATCAATGTCACCTTGTTCTTGAAGACTTTCCGGCGCTGGCATGAACGCTTGCTGCCGTGCCAGGATGTTAAAGACGCGATTAATTAGCGGCTGCAATAGTTCAGCCTGTAGGCGTCCCAACACAGGGCCAAGCAAACGCATTTTTTCTTCGGTGCGTTGCACGACTTCAGTCGCTGTCATCTGTGGGCCTTCGCCCATAATCAGTTGATCGACAAAGAATGCTGATCTTATAGCGGTGCGGCGTTGCTCTTCCATAGAGAGGCCAAGCGGGTTATTTGCACCAATATTAAGAGGTTCTAAGCGATCCCGTGTGCCACTTCGATAGAAGTTCAAGCCGCCAGGTACGGTCCTTATCGGCAACATGAAGCCATCATCTGGCACCATCAGCGGTGGATCGACCTGTTTCTGTGCTGCCCGGATTGTGGTTTCGGACATTTTGTTCAGCATCTTCACGTCAGGCAAAGCGGTCATCGCAGGTGAACGACCATAACCCAGCTCAAATGATGCTTTTAGATAGCGTGGTACGGTGTAAGGAAATTCATCATATCCGCTTTCGGACATGATAGTTTTTTCGTCAGGGTCGATGTAGCAACTGAGAAACGGTTTATTCAGCGTATCTTCTTTTGTTATGTCGCGTTCTTCGCGTGGACGCACGACATGTATTATCGTGACTTCAGAATAGGGGTCTTCAGCCAAAGCCTTCGTCATCTTCTGCGACAGGGACTTTTCGCCAAACCGCATGGCCGCAGCACGTACCGGCATTTTAAATTTGCGGTAGACCGTATCAACCCGGCCCTGATCATCTTCTGAAACGTAACACTCAGAAATGTGCCTGGTGCCGAACCGCACCTGGTTCTCTTCGTCTGCCTCGACAAACATCACGCCGGTCCCGAAGGTAATTAGGTCGTGATATAATTCGTGTACCTGTTCCTGAAAGTTTGACCGTTGGAACGCCTGGTACATTACATCGGTTGCACCTTCGAGCCATTCCTTGGCCTCGTCCATCATTTCAGTTTCGTTATCGCGGAAGCGAAGCGAAAACCAAGGTGTAGAGGCGTTGGTCAACATACCGTGCAGGGAAGCTGACAACAGTTCAGCCGAATGAATAGCCGTGCCGTCGAAAATTAATTCCTGCCGCTTGTCACCAGCACTACGCTTTTTTGTAATGTCTGCTTTTCTTGGAACAATGTAATCGGCAACTTCCTGCCAATGGTGCTCCCAAGTCATGCGCTGGGTTTCCAACGTAGACAAACGGTTCAGCAACATCACGGCCATTTCTTCTGCTGGCATATTAGCTTCCTAGTAAAGTTTTGCGGCTAACAGGTGCGCCACCAATTAATCCACCCGTCATTATGGTCCGGCTGCGTTGCCTTCCCCGGCGTGGTCTGCCCCGTTCTTCGTCATCCTCTTCTAAACCGACATACGGTTGTCTTGGTGTAATAGGATTTGTCGGGCTACCCGGTGGATCAGGTTCCGGCTCTAGTTCCGGCTCTGGAGGTGGCGTTGGTGGCTCAGGCGTTGGTGGCTCTGGCTCTGGCTCTGGTTGCGGCGGCGGTGGTT